ACTCTTTTAATCTCTCAAACTCTCCTACTTGAGCATCTATAATAGCCTCCGTTAATTGGTCGAATGACTTACCAGTACTATTTGCTAAATCTGCTAAGTTCTCAATTTCTGATATAGTAGGTTTGAAACCTTGATTAACTAACTTAACATAAGCATCTGTTAATTCAAGTACACTAAAGTTAGTTTTAGCAGCGAATTTTTGTATCATCTGAAAGCTCTTTTGAGCCTCTGATTTAGACCCTAAAGCAGTCTCTAATACTGCCTCTAACTTTTCAAACTTTGAAGTAATGTTAGCTACCTCTTTACTAAAATCAACAAGTTTACTAACCGCAAAAGCACCCGCTAAAACACCTCCTACTCTTTTAAAAGCCGTAGTAACTCCCTGACCTACTCTAGTAGCTAAAGATTTAGTTTGTCTTAACTCTCTGTTAAAACGTCTTATCGTAGCTTGATTAGCTGTAATTTCTTTCTTAAGCTCTTCAAACCTTTTAGTACCTACCTTAGTACCGTCTAATTCCTTTTTTAAAGCTTTAGTCCTTGCTTTTAAAGTCCCAAAGTCCTTAATAGCTTTACCGGTATCTATATTAATACCGAAAAATATTTCCTCTTTAGCCATTAAACTATTTGTATAAATTCACACTTAACCGACTCAAAAACTCCGGCTTTATAATCTTCTATCTTATTAAGATAATAATAAACTCCGTTAATCAGCTTAGGCTTTCTAAAGTCTAAGTTTACTATATCTACTCCAGTTAATCTCATATACGCAGTATATAACCTAGCGTTATTAAATTGCCTTATCTGTTCTCCGTAATATCTACTAACTAACCCTCTATCATTTTCTTGAATAGACTTATCTACCTCGTTTAAATCCTTAAAACTTAAAGATACGTCGAAAGGACCAGAAACCCTTTTAACAAAGTAAGATGAAGGGTACTGAGTTTTTAACACAGACTCGAAAGTAAAGTTACCGTCTTTTAAACCTTCGTAGATTAATAATCTAGGATTTAACTCTATTTCTTTTCCGGTAGATTTAAAGTTATTAATCAGTTGAGGCAGATATAAACTTCCACCTGCTGTCTGGGTAATAGTACCACTTCCCACACTTCCAGAGAAGCGAACACTTGCGACTTTCTTTTCATCTTTTAAAAATTCGTTATCTAATAGTCTGCTATCGTCAGTAAGATTAGTTTTCCAAATATTTTCAAAGTTCTTTAATAATTGGTCGTTATCATCTTCTTCGTACTCAAAGACTAAATCTCTATTTAACTTCTCGTCTAACTGCTCTATAGTCTGAGTCTTAGAAACGTCTATTTTTTCGCTCCAATCCTCTGCCTCTTCTATAGGTTTATAAAAGTCGTCTCTATGGAAAAACTCTACCGTTTTAGCTCTATCGTCTGTAATATGTACTAAGTTAAATAACTGAACGAAGTACTTAATAAACGAGTCTTGTCTCATATCGTAAACAAAGTCCTTAATACTTATCTCTTCTCCGTTAGATAAAGACGCGTAAACCGGAGTAATATTTAAGTTATTAGAACCTACATCTATCTTAGGGTTAGGATTATCCGAATGAACTACTACTCTAACGTAGTTACCTTGAGCTATAGCAGTCTCGTCGAAAGCGGTAGCTAATTCTACGCTATTAGAGTTAGAAGGTAGACTTATAGTCTCCGAAGCTAACTCCTTAACTAAAACTAAAGCCGGAGTAACTTCTTGTACCCTTAATACTATATTATTAGATATAATTTGCGAGTTCTTAAGTATAACCGAAGCCGTACCCGTATAAGTACCGTTTAAGAAAGGCGCTACGTAGTAAGTACTAGATAGCATATTAGAACCCCCGTCGAAGTCTGTATCTGAGAATAGTAAGTTAGTATCTTGATTCTCTAGTCTTCTAGGAAAGTATAAACCATAAAAACTACTAACCTCTACTCTATTCTCGTTTAAAGTATCCGAAGAAGTAGTTAAATCGGTCTTAATAGCCGGTAAGATTAAGTCTCTAAACTCTTGACGAGCAAAGAACCCTTCTTTTAAAGTATAGCCTATATTTCTAAAAATCTTTCTAAATACGTCGTAAACGAATACACTAGGTAAAAACTCCTCTACTTGCTGATTATCTGACTCGGTATTACCGTTAAAATAACCGTAATTAATAAGAGGGAAAGTATAACCGTTATCACGTCCATTATTAGACCAAGAACTCTCAATATTAGTAGAGTTATAGGTAAAAGTATCATAGTTTAAATCTCTTATATTCTTATCCTTAATAAGACTACCCCAATCGGATAAGTCAGAGTAAAGGATAATATTATAAACCCAATTCTTACCGTCGCTAATATCTACGCTTTTAAGCTGCATAGAACCCTCTAAGTATCTAATACCGTCCTTTTCTATAATAGCCGGTACTCTCTGATTCCTATCGAAAAAACCTTCAGCGTTAATCTTAAAACTATGTCCTAAAAGAGAATCGTTCTTTTTAGTTCCCGGTATCTTAACCGTCTTACTATAAGTTCCGTTACGAGTCGATATATCCCTAAAGTCATTTATAGAAAAAGTTAAAGGTATAAAGAAGTCGTAAGGGTTGAACTTATCTAACTCGTATATGTTTAAAGGTGTAGCCATTAATTACGTTGTATTATTTTTTCATAAGCTAATTCGTACTCCATAGTTACGTTATAAGAATACTCCGCTAACTTCTCTACTCCGAAAGTAGTGTTAACTTGAACAGGTAATCTATATCCGTCTACTACTAAGTAAACCTCTGGAGATTCTACTAAGCTTAATAACCAATCTCTTTCCTTCTTAGATACGATTCCGCTATTAACCGTATAAACGTCTTTAGTTTCTACTCCGAAAGTAGTTACCGAGCGTTCAGGAATAGACCTAACAGAATTTAAGATTCTTTTAAAAGTTCTCTTTTCTACATCAATATCTCTAACCTCTTTACCCTTAAAAGTAAAAGCATCAATACCTCCTAAAGAATTAACCCATTCGAAGCGTCTCTCTACTCTAGTAGGTGAACAATCATCTTCTATAATAAACGTCCTTAAGTCAGCTAAGATAAACTCGTCTATTCTAGTTTGAACCGTGTACTTAACTACGTCGCTAGTTATATAAGCTGATAGGTTACTTGGTCCTACTGGTACGTTATAAACTCCTTCTAAATTAGTCGTAGTATCCGTATCTATTACTACAATATTAGTAGCTATTAAAGAGCCTTGATTATCGTAAGTCCTTAATACGTAATCTAAGTTAACTGCTATAGGATTAGGACCACCGTTATAAGTCTCCGTTGCGTTAATAAAACTCATCTGATAAGAGTCGTTACTACTTATCCTAACCTCCTCCGGCTGAAGAGTAAGCCAATTATAAGCCGAAGCACCATTAAACAGAGCGTTAGTACTATAAAAGTCGCTAAGGTTATAGTTAACAGAGCTTATAGCAAAGTCATTCATAAATACGTAAGGAATAGTAGAGTTAACCGCTGTAAAAGGGTTACTACTATCGTCCGTGAAACTTGTTAAAGTTAACGTAGCAATACCGTTACTGATAACATCGTACTCCTCCGCGTACTGAATATAAACCTCTTTACTTAAGTCTACCGAAGTAGATGTAGTCGAAGTACCTAAAGCTAATAAGTCAGAACCTAAATACTCTTGAATAATAGAACTTAAATCGAATATAAACTCGTTATCGAAGTTACGTCGAGTCCTAAGTCTTACTACGAAGCTACCAGAAATATAAACGTCTACTACTGCGTTATAATTGTTATAGTATTTACTAACCTCTACAGCTTGTTTAAGGATACCCGGTAAGGTAGTCTCTGTAGTTACTGGAGTATCTATGAAGAATCCCGTTACGCTTACTCCTTCAGTACCATTATTAATAGAACTAACTCTATGTACTCCGTTATAAACTCCCGCATTCTCTAAGTAAACGTAATCGCCTACCACTAAAGGTAAAGGCTGAGTACCTACTAAGATATCTTCTCCTGAGTTATCAGAACCAAATAAAGTACCGTTAGAGTCCGACTCTCCAGATATTGAATTAGGAGATAAGTCCGAAGTAAATTTGTATTCTACCGGTAGATATGCTGCGCTATAGCTATCCGGTCTACTTAAAACCGTTAAAGCCATATTAGTAAGCTAATAAAAGTTCTACATCACAAGCAGCAGTATCTGCCTGAGCTTTAATGTTGTCGATATTAGAGAACGATGCAAAAGCACCCTCTGTAGCCGATACGCTTAATTCCCTTGAATTAAATACGAAAGCCTTTCCTGGACTTAACTTAACGTCCATAGTAGCGCCTCCTGTATCCGATAGTCTTAGCCTTACGAAGTTCGTCCCATCTCTATTAATTACTACTAAGTAGCTTAAATCTGTTAAAGAAGCTGGTCCTACAGCTCCTAAGTTAGCTAAAGTAGTCTCCGAAGTAGGTACGTTTACTGTCTGTAATACTGCGTCCTCCCCCGTTAATGTTATACTCTCGTTATTACTTACCGCGTAAGTAGTTCCGTTAATCGTTACCGTAGCACCGAAAGTAGTTGATAATATTGTACTCATCTATTTAAAATTTTTCTTATTTCTAAAGTTACGTCTTCTTTCCCTTGTTTTAAAAGTAAGTCTTTTATTTTAGTTTTAAACTTATCTATATTATTACTGAATATATTAGTAGGCTTAATACCATTCTTTCTAATATTCTCAGCAATAGCAAAAGCCATTCTAGTAGAATCTTCCTCATCTTTTCCTAGCTTAACTTGTACCCACCTCTTTAATGGTCCTATAGGCGGTCTTGTACCTTTCTTACGCCCTCCATCTACGAACTTCCAATAACTCTTAGCCTTAAACCTAACCGATACTAAAGTATTAGACTCGGCTACTTGAGACTTTAAAGACTTAGCTAACTGCATAGAGGCGTTCTTATCTCCTTTGTTAAGGTCGTCTATTATATCGTCTATCATATCATTAGATAGAATCTTAAGTCTTAACGTAGTCTGTGAAAAAGGTCTAGGCATCGAATACGTCGTCGTTACAACAAGTGCTAAAACGTACTTGCTCGGTTATAGTAAAAGATACCTGCCAACCTGTATGATTCTTATCCTCGTCATCTATTAAAGGTAAGACAGTAAAGTTATCCTGGATAGTCCAATCCGCTCTCTCGCTCTCGTTATCGTAGGTTAAAATAGTATCGTTAAAGTCCGTAATAAAACGGCTTATAACTTGGTCTAATATCCTCTGAGTAGAATCTAAAGTAGTGTTAACCTCGTCCATAGTTCTCTCTTCGGATAGTATATCTATAATCTCTACTACTAGATTCCAGTTGTTAACGAAGAATCCTTCTCTAGCTGACTTAGTTATACTAACTGGGTCCACTACTAAAGCCGGATAAGTTAATTCAAAGTCCGTATTAAACTCCGAAGCTAACCCTGTATAAAAAGTATTAATAGCTTTATGTTTAGTAGCTAAGTCTCTAAAGATATTCTGTACTGTACTTAAATTCATTACTTGTTATATTTTATATCGCATTCGTTTTTCTCTTGCTTAATCAGTAAGTAGGTAAAAATCTCTCCTACTTTATAGTCCGTTATCTTTTCTTTTTCCCCGAAAATAGCCGAAATAACTGCTTTATCTTGAGCCAAACTATAGACGGTAAGTAAGCTACCATACTTCCTACTAATAACGTCATAACCCGCTTTAAGTTCTTTCGCCTCGTACTCTTTATTAAAGAGAGGTTCGAATCGTTTATAGATAAGAGAAGATTGGTCAAAAAAAAAGTACGAATCTTAAAAGCCGTCTCTACATCTAACTCTTTAAATAGCTCATACTTTTCGTCTGTATCCTTATAATCATATTCCTTACCCTCTTCTATAGCTAAGAAGGAGATAAGCTTTCTAACAGCTTCTATAGGTTTACCTTGGTAAGACTCTTCTATCTTTCTAATATCCCAGTACTGACCTGCTTTAATTCCTAAGATATCGCTAGGAACTATAAACTTTCTACCTCTAATAGTAAAACTGTCTACCGTATCTGTATTATTCTCTAAGTACTCTACCTTGAAAATTTCCTCTATCTGACTTACTAAAAATTCGACTTCTCGAGCATCGCACATCTTAACGAACTCTAAATCTAAATCAGCCAAGACAGAAAACACCTCTAAAGCATCGTTATCTTCTTTAATTCTTTCGTAAGTCTCTAAGGTTAGTTCGTTCCAACTCTCAGGCATAGTAAAGTCTATCCTTTCGTTATCTCTTTTTAAATGCCCTTTAATCATAGTGTAATCCTTCGTTTCCGTTATGTCCAATAATATTTACGCGCTCCTCGTCCCATTCCTCTATAATATCAATAGGTTCGTATTCTAAAACCTCGTAAAATATAAAAGCTAGACCACTCTTAGGTAATCTTGCGTCGTGCCAGTCTCCGTTATCATCTAAATAAGCTTCGAATGGCTTAGGCTCATAATGAGGAGAATATACTAAGTACGTTCTATCCGTCTCCGGTAATCCGTGTTCTTTAATCGATTTCACTTTTTATAATCGTTTTTATAATACTCTAATGCTTTAACGTAAGCTCTAAATAGCTTATTAACGTAGACCTTAAACAATACCGGGTTTATCCTATTACGACCTGTAATAGAATCAGAGTACATATCAATCTTGACATCTACTCCTTTCTTTTCCCTAATATACCACTCTACAACGCTTGTAAGCTGCTCTACTGTAGCGCTATATTGAGTCTCTTGTATAGTCTTGTTAATATTCATTACTTAAAGATATTAAACTTTTCTGACTTATTCCTAATTAAATAAATTCTTTTTAAGGTACTTTTTAGACGTTCTAACGAACTTTAAATATAAAATAGTATTATCTATTAACTAAGTCTTAGAAAACGTCTTAAATCGATTAAAATAGAAATTGTAGTTTGTAGGACGTTAGTCCGTGCTTGTGTGTCACGCGACTATTACTCTTAACTTAAACTTATATTAAGCTTTAACTTGTATTAAACTTTAATTTAGAAAGACTTACGTAATAGTTCGAAAGGCTTTTAAAGGGTTCGAAAGGGTTTAAAAGGGTTCGAAAGGATAAAACTACCTATTATTTAAGTAGTTAGCTTTTTATGATGTTTTATACTTATTCAGATTTTATAGAGGTATACCGTTATTAATTTCGCATAGTTTAAAACAGTTTTTTGTTGGTTTTACTAATCAGACTTAATAAAAAAAGAGAGGCTGGTTAAACCTCTCTAAACATTAAAAAATAAAGTTATGAATGAACGTCTTTTAACCTATTTTAAATTGTATTGTTTATAATACATTAACACGCTTTTTAGCTTGTTTTGAATGGTTTGTTATACACTTAGTTTGTCATTTTTTTTGTTTCCACCAATCTTTAACTGATATTCCATTATTACTATAAGTTAAGTCATTAGCTTCATACTTAGTCAAAGCACAAAGAGTCCTAACTATACACTTAACATCATAAAGACTTAAATACCCGAACCAACAAACCTCTTTATACCCTTTATTTATAAAGGAATCACATACTCTGTATCTAATCTCCCCTAAAGTTAAGTAAGCATCAGTTTCTTTATTCTCTCTATTCATATCTTCTCCATTTTAATACTTTCATATCTTCTCTATTTTAATTGTGTCTTTCATAGGATTACCTAAATCATCTACCTTGTAAGATATCTTATGTTTAACACTTGTTTTTTCATCAATGTCAAAATTCGTAATCCATTCAATATTTATTGGTTCGGGTTTGATTCTGAACTTAAAGCCTTTATCAAAATTAAATTCTAATGAAGCTAAATCTAAGTAATCATAATTACGCCAAATTGAACCACTTAAACATTGAACTTTTTTACCTTCGTCGATAGCCTTTAAGACTTCCCATAGTTTTAATCCTTTCATAATTTGTCGTTTTTATCAGTCAATAACACGCTTTTTAGCTTGTTTTGTATCATTTATAATACATCTTTTAATCATAATCTTCTACTTCAATCATTGTATGGTCTAATCGGATGAATTTATCTGTATAAATACATCTTCTAACATAATCTTTATCGTTTCTAAAGAACTCTTGTGATTGTAGCCATTTACCTCCTGCAAAGTAAGCGTAGTTATAAAGCTTAACCATTTTCTTAGGCTCTTGGTATGGTTGAAGGTTCCAGTTTCTGTTGCTATAATTATATGATTCAGCATATTCGCTAATACCATCTTCATAAATAAAAACCTCTTTACTCAAATGTGTTATAGTAATAGCTTCAGTCCATTCTTGTTTTTTGTACTTCTTTCCAACTTCTAAAATAGTTCCGTTTTCTAATGTTTTTGTTTTCATAGTTTATTTACTTTTTTAGATATTTTCTTAATTAGTGTCACAAATAATGTCAATTTTCGGGACAATAATTAATTTCTAACTCCCTTATTTTCAGCGTGATTAATTTTTAATATAAATCGTCTATCCAAGACTTAGTACCGGTTAAATCGAAGTAAGCTCTCATCATAATCGTATCAGCGACATCGGGAGAACGTCCTAATAGTATCTTAATATTTTCTTTCCCTTCTACGGCTTTCTTACCGTCCTTATCGAAGTCTTTTTGTCTAACCATATCTAGCTCTTCGGCTAGTTCCTTCTTTAACGAATGGTCTTTAATGTATATCTCTTTATCTCTTACTTTATCGGACAACTTAAAATAGCATTGGCTTTTAAGGTTAGCGAAGTTTTCTTTAACTCCTTCTACTTTTAAAGGTGTAGAGTTGTTTACAAATCCTTTGCAACGTAATATATCTACTACTCCACCTCCTACTCCGTCTTCATCGGCTATTACTCTCGACATCGGTATATAATTCTCGTTAGCTAGTTTACGGACCGTATTAGCTGTAACGTCTATTCCTGACGATTCTAAGGCAATAGACTTTTCTAACCTCCAACCGTTCCAGAGAGCTATAATAGTTTTATCCTTACCGTATCTAGCGACATCGCAAGTAATATACTTCTCTCCCTCTTCTACGAACTCGTTAGTAAACATATCTAAGATATCCTCATAAGCAAATAGTTTAGCTAAGTCATCGGAGTAATCCCAGTTACCGTATAAAAGCCTCTGCTTACTTGCTTCGTCTAATTTAGATAGAGATTCAGCGTAAGACTTATGAAGGTGCTTATTATCCGTTAATAAGGCTTGTATAAACTTTCTATGCTTAGGTAATCTATTCTCTCTATCCGGTTTAAAAAACGTTTCGTATACCCAACCTTTCGCAGGGTTACAAGTCATAAAGAGTTTAGGAGTTAAATCAAAGTCCGTAAGCTTATAACGTATCCTAGACATTACTACGTTTTTAGCCTTCTCTACTACCTGATTACACTCGTCAATAAACGCACCGGTAATTTCTAACGAACCTAAAGAGTCAAAGTTAGGGTCTGAAGGGTAATGGAATAAATCCTTTAGAATAACCTGAGAACCGTTTTTAAAAGTAATCGTTTTTTCGTTAGCGTTATAGTTATATTCTTTAGCTATACCTAGCAAAGAAGCTACATCGAAGAAGGAATTAAGAGTAGTCTTTTTAAGAGCGTCTAGTTTAGCTCTACCCATAAGCCAACGAGACCCTTCATAATTAAAACAATTATTAATAATCCAAAGAACCCCGAAGAAGGACTTACCTCCTCCGGCTGCACCTCCGTATAATATCTCTACTGTCTCCTTATCGGTTAAGTATTTATACGCTAGAGCTTGTTTCTTTGTTAGTTTTAGACTAGGCTTCGCCATAAGTACGAGTTCTTCTAAATTTAGCTCCTACGTATCTAAACGAGCTACTATATCTAATCTCGAAAGGCATAGCGCTGAACTTAGTTCTAAGCTCCTTTCTTTTTCTTCTATTTTCTTCTAATAATTTACTCCTCATTATCTTCGTCTGACTCTACACCAATGTTAATTTGTATTCTTTCTCCTTCGCTAGTAACGTCTTTCTTATCAGGCTCATTTACTCCGGTTAACTTAGCCATATCTGCTAAAGCTTTTCTAGCTACTTCTTTTTCGTCGTCCTTTAAAGCTTTCTTATAAAGAGCAAATAACCTAGCGTGGTGGCTCTCAAATATAGCATCTCTATCTTTAGAGAACTTATCTTTAATAATTTCTTTAGCTCTCGCCCAATAAACATCGGATTGTCTAGACTCTATATTATAAACTTCTTTACAGTAAATAACCCACTCGGCTCTACTTGAATTATCATCTAATAAAAGCTCTACAGCTTTGTTAATTCTTTTCTCTGCCTCTGTAGCATCTGCTATTCTTCCTTTTTTATTATCACTTTTCATACTTTAATATACGTTTTATACGTTAAAAAGATAAACTTTCGACTTAGATTCGTCTTGGATACAATCTAAATGTACCCAAGAAATAGGCTTACCGTTTAGTAAATTCTCTAGTCTAATCTGGCAAGGAAACAAATCAGCGTTAGCTACTATCCATTCTCTAACCTCTATAGCTGTCATTCCTTCAACATCGAAGT